GGACCGGGCGGGCTGGCTCATCCACCCCGACTCGTGGCCCGCCGGGGTCGGGAACATCGTCCCCGAATACGACTACGGCTGGGACCGCCCCCCCGCCGAGCTCGTCAAGGCCGCCATCCTCCGCCTCCGCTCCCGCCTCAACATGCCCCGCTCCGGGGTTCCCGACCGGGCCGAGCGCATCGTCCTCCAAGAGGGCGCCACCTTCACGCTCGCGATGCCAGGCGAGTTCCAGACGGGCATCCCGGATGTCGACGCCGTCTACTGGCGCTATTCGAACCGCCAGCGGGGCGTCCCCGACTGGCCGCTGGCGCTCCCCCGATGAGCGACGGAAAGCACGAGGGATACCTCTGCTACGAGGGCGACCTCGACCGGTCGTTCTTCGAATGCTCGTGCGGCTACAAGTCGGAGCCGCGGGCCTCGCATGAGGAAGTCGACGACGACTGGACGGCCCATCTGGCAGAGCAGAAGGCGAAGACATGAGCGCCTCGACCGACGGCTCCCTCATCCCTGCCGTAAAAGCCGCCGTCGTGCTCCTCCTCACCGACGCAGAATGGCCCGCCCTCCGCACCCCCTATTCGACGGGGCTCCCCCGCCCGCTCATCTCGTACACGGAGACGAGAGACCAAGGCCGCGACCGGGTCATCATCGGCGACTCCTCAGACGGCGGCGGCGACCAAGAGTGGTTCACCTTCCAGCCGTCCCGCCTCGAGGAGTTCGAGCTGGCCGCAGGCATCGTCTCCGAAGGCCCCGGCCTCTCGGCGCAGGAGACGACGGAGCGGGCGTTCGCGATGTTCAACGTCTTCGCTCGGGTGCTCCTCACAGCGGCAGTCGAGGCGACCCCGGAGGAGCCCGCTCTCGGCATCGCCGGGATGGTGAGCATCGCCGTCCGCCAGCCCCGCCACACCGACGTCCGGGACGGCGAGGGGTATATGTGCGTCATCGACACCGGCATCCGAGTCCAAGGCTGGGTCGCCCCGAGAGAGGTTGAAGCATGACCGTTCTGGCCGCCATCCAGCCCGCCAAGCTCGCCGTCGGCTCCCTCTACGTCTCCTCCGCCAACGAGATCGAGCTAGGCACCGACGTAGACGCAATCGACATCACGACGTTCGGCACCGCCCCGTTCAAGGCCTACACGCAAGGCCTCATGACCGTCGTCATGACCGCCAACGGCTACCACGACTACTCGACGCTCCTCCCCGACTCCTCCTCCGAGCGGACCCGAGGCCTCGTCGGCTCCATCCAGCCCGTCAGCCTCGCCCCCATCGGCGCCACCGACGGCGCCATCGCCCACCTGACCGTCGGCCTCATCCAAAACACGGCCCGCATCGCCGCCAAGATCGGCGACGCCCCCTCCCTGCAGCTCGCCCTCCAACCCCGAGGCATACCCCTCCTCGAGGGGTTCGTCACGGACCCCGGCCTCGTCGACCGGACGGCGACCTTCACGGGCGTCAACGCCCAGCTCGGCGCCCTCTCCGCCTCGCAGAAGATCTACGCGAACATCCACGTCCTCGACACGACCGGCTCCGGCGGCACGCCGAGCATCACCGCCAGGATTGAGAGCGACAACGCTGGCGGCTTCGGCACGCCCGCCACCGTCGTCACCGGCTCAGCGCTCACCCCGACCGTCGGCACCGGCGCCTCCCAGCATCTGAGCGCAGCAGGCCCGATAACGGATGACTTCTTCCGGTTGCAGTTCACCATCTCCGGCACGACCCCCCACCTAAAGATCTTCGCGACCATCGGCGTCGGGAAGCTGACCGCCTAACCAGAGGAGCCCGCCTTGTCTATCGCCGCTCTCATCGGCTGCTACGTCTTCGTCGGTACAGGCACGACCGGCGGTACCGCCCCCGGAGGCGCCTCTGCGCCGACCGGCTGCACCATCAACGGCACGACCGCCGACGTCTCCGCCTGGGCCTTCGAGGTCAACACGGAAGACGAAGTCGACGTTCAAGACTCGACGACGTTCGGGTCGGGCGGCTACAAGATGTTTGTCCAAGGCCTCAAGTCGGCGACCGTCGAGGTCGGCTTCTTCCAAGACTACGCGGGCTCCTCCATCAACGTCTACCTCGGCCACAACGGCACCATCGGGAAGCCAGGCGACGCGACGCTCGGCCAGTTCTTCATCGAGGTCAGAGCCTCCTCGGCGGCCCGCTCCGCGACGAACCCCGGCTTCATCGCCAAGGTGGTCCACCAGGGCTGCAAGGCCTACCAGGCCAAGGTCGGCGACATCCCCCTCATCGGCGTCAAGCTTCAGCCGACGGGCGGCTACGCCGAGCTGATCGCCTAATGCCGAACTCCTCCCGGGTCGAAATCCCCGGCCTCGCCGACCTCCGCCGCGACCTAAAGGAGATGCCGAAAGACGTCCAGAAGGTGCTCCCGCAGGAGTTCAAGCGGGTCGCCGAAAAGGTCGTCGACGACGCCCGCTCCCGCATGCCCCAGAAGAGCGGCGACGCAGCCGCGGGCGTCATCGCGAAGGCGACCTCGACGGGGCCGAGCATCGTGGAGAAGCGGGAGCCCGCCTACCTCCGCTGGCTCGACTTCGGCTCCTACGAGCCGGTCACCGGGAACCCGAGGAAGGTCGGCCCCTGGCATGGCTCCGGGGTAGGCCCGAAAGGCGGCCGGTTCGTCTACCCGGCCGTAAAAGAGAATATGAGAGGCATCTATAAGGCATGTCTGACAGCCGTCGACAAGGCGGCGGAAAGGGCAGGGTTCCGATGAGCGACGCCCCCCAGCAGGCGCCCCGAGCGAAAGCCGCCATCCCCGAGCTGTTCCGAGTCGAAATCAACGGGCAGCCGTGGGAGCTCGTACCCCAGATCGGCGACCTCGTCCGCTTCGAGCGGAAGTACGGCAAGTTCGACGACGAAGGGATGCTCGAAGACATCGAACAGGTCGCCTACCTCCTCTGGTGCATGGCCCGCCGAATGCATGCCATCGGCCCCGACGTAGAGTTCGACGACTTCCTCGACGCTCTCGGCCCCGTGGAGCCAGTAGCCCGCCCAAAAGCGCAACCGAAGAAGCGGTCGGCAGGGTCGTCGCCGCGACGGGGGCTGACTGGCGTGGCCTGATGGAGATGCCGCTCTCCCTCTTCATGGCAGTAGCAGCGGCCCTAGTACCCCCAGAAGAAGCGAAGCCGGAGCAGGGAGAGGAGGAGGCAGGTGTCTAACGCAGGACGCGACCTAGTCATCCGCTTCCTCGCAGACACGAAAGACCTGCGGAAGGCCGCCTCCGAGGCGGAGGGCTCCCTCGGGAAGCTGAAGAGCGCAGCCGTCGTCGCCGGGGGCGCCCTCGTCGCTGGCTTCGCCGCCTCCAAAGTCGTCGACTTCCTCGGCGACGCGACGAAAGCAGCGGAGGAAGACAAGAAGTCCCAGGCCCTCCTCGCCAACCAGCTACGAGAGACGAACTCCGCGACCGACGAGCAGATCGCCTCCGTGGAGAAGCACATCGACGCCCTCGCCCGGACGAGCGGGGTCGCCGACGACACGCTTCGCCCCGCGTATGCCGCGCTCGCCCGCTCCGCCGGGGATACAGAGAAAGCCAACGAGCAGCTCTCCGTCGCCATGGACATAGCCGCAGGCCGAGGCGTCGACTTGGAGTCGGTCACTAAGGCGATGGAGAAGGCCAACAACGGGAACGTGACGGCCCTCGGGAAGCTCGGCATCGCCACGAAAGACGCCGCAGGCAACACGCTCTCCCTCGACCAGATCATGGCGAACGCAGCCAAGACGTACGCTGGCGCCGCCGAGGCGGCCGTCACGCCGTCGCAACGCTGGTCGGTCGCCTTCGGGGAGCTGAAAGAGCAAGTCGGCACGGCCCTCCTCCCCGTCTTGGAGAAGCTCGCCACGTTCATGGCCGACGTACTCCTCCCCGCCATCCAGAACGCGGTCGCCTGGGTCGAAGCGAACTGGCCTGCTATCTCGGCGACGGTCAAGGACACCGTCGACAAGATCGTCGGCTACGTACAGCCAGTCATCGAGACGCTCGTCGAACTCTGGCAGAAGTTCGGGGACGACATCTTCAACGCCGTCAAAGGCGCCTTCGACCTCATCGTCGGCCAGATAAAGACGGGCGTCGCTCTCATCCAGGCCGTCGTTCAGCCCATCGTCGACCTCCTCCACGGCGACTGGGGGAAGGCCTGGGACGACTTCTCCAAGCGCATAGGCCAGGCCTGGGACGGCATCAAACAGCAGGTCGAGGGCGCCGTCGGCATCGTGAAAGGCATCCTCGGCGGCTTCGTCTCCGCCACGCAAGAGCTGCCAGGGAAGATCGCTGGGGCGGCCGTCGGCATGTTCAAGGGCATCGTCGACGAAATAGGGAAGCTCCCCGGCCAGATCGCCTCCGCCGCCGTCGGCATGTTCGACGGGATCTGGACGGCCTTCCGTTCCGTCCTGAACAAGATCATCGGGGCGTTCAACAGCTTCTTCTCTCACCTCGGCATCCACATCCACGAAGGGCTCGGCCCGCTCCCAGACCTCAACTTCGACTGGGACTTCCCGCTCCGCATCCCCACCGTCCCCCTCGCCCGAGGCGGCATCGTTACCCGGCCCACGCTCGCCCTCATCGGGGAGGCAGGCCCCGAAGCCGTCGTCCCCCTCGGCCGCGGCGGAGGCGGGACGGGAGCCGTCAACATCTACGGCCCCGTCTACCTCCAAACCGACATGTCCGAAGACGACGTAGTCCGCAAGTTCAACGCCTGGGCTCGCCGCAACAACGGCGTCAGAGTCCCCGGCGGCGTCACGGCCGTCTCATGAGCGTCGCCCTCCTCGACGGCATCACCGCCACCTTCGAGGTCGCATGGACGACCGCCCCGTTCGCCGCCGTCCCCGTATGGGTCGACGAGACCGCCAACCTCCGCAGCATCACCGTCAACCGATCCCACGACGCCCTCTTCGACCATTACGGCGCAGGCACGATGACCGCGATCCTCGACAACTCCGGCCGCCGCTACGACTCCACTTACGCCTCCTCCCCCCTCGTCGGCACCCTCAAACCCCGCCGCCGCTGCCGCTTCTCCGTCACCTACAACGCCGTCACCTACCGCTGGTTCACCGGCTTCTCCGACGGCATAGACCAGACGGGCGAGCTCTCCAACCATCTCGGCCTCGCCACGTTCCGGGCGACCGACGGATTCAAGATGCTCGGCCGAGCCCGCCTCCCCACGGGCGGGGCGTCCATCGGCGACGGCGAGACGCTCTCCCAGCGGATAGCCCGCCTCCTCGACTACCCGGGCTGGCCCGCCGCCGACCGCGACATCGACCCCAACTCGCCGACCTCCGTCGAAACGCAGGAGGTAGGCCAACCCATCTTGCAGTCGCTTTACGAGGTACTTAACGGCGACCTCGGCCGCTTCTACATTGCAGGCGACGGGAAGGCGACCTACCACGGGCATGCCTGGGAGCTCGCGAACAACCTGACGGCGACGGCGACCATCGGCGACGGCGGCGGCTCCGAGATCCCGTACGTCGACTATTCGTTCAACAACGACGACACCCTCATCTTCAACCGCTGGCTAGCCACGAACTACACGGGCTCCAGCTCCAGCGGCTTCACCCTCCACGCCTCCGACATCGAGGACGCCGCCTCCATCGGCGAATACCAGGAGGCCGCCAAGGACCTCGGCCTCATCGGCGTCAACAACATGAACGTCGTCCAGAACACCCTCGAATACGGGCTCGCCTTCTACAAGGACCCGAAGCTGCGGGTCGTTAAAGCCGCCTTCGAGCGGCCCGCCTCCGGCATAGCGGCGT